ACTAAAAAGTATTGCAATTCCCGCTTTTGTAAATCAGTTTCGCAGAAGAGATACAAATCTGAGAGACAGCTCCCCTCGACTGGGGTCTACCGTAAAATTGATTTTACCAATCGTAAGCACTGCCAGGATCACAAAATCAGCAGGGAGCAGATCGATCAGGCTGTGAAGGAATATCTCAGGAAAGGGGGAGAGATCACGAAACTGCCAACGGTTGAAGAAGGAATTCTATCCTTAATATCTATTGAAATGATGAAAGCAGGTTTTCATGGCTGAAACTTTATTAATATGTATGTGCGTGATCATAATCGCATTCTACTTCGGACTGGTGCTCTGGAATTTATGAGTGACAAGCTATCCGTCCGAGAGCTGCGATTCGTTGCGGGAATAATCCAAGGCAAGTCTCAAGAGCAGGCTTGTATCGATGCCGGCTACTCGGCCCAGAGTGCCAGAACACAGGCCAGTAGGATGATGAGCAAAGGGCACATAAAGGGGGAAATAGAGATGCAAGTAGCCGGGCAGGGCTGGACCCCGGAGAAGGTGATCGGTGAGCTGCAATTACTGTATCAAGATGCTAGAGAGGCAGGTGCATTTGCACCAGCAAAAGACATATTAGTACTACTCGGTCGGCACGTTGGAGTGCTGAAGGATGAACGTACGACCAGGACGCAGGTCAGTCATTCATTTGAACTACTGCTTGACAAGGCGAAGGATGTGACCCCTGACCCGTTGCAATTAAAGGGCTCGCAGGCATTGCCTGTGCTGAATTCTCAAGAAAAGGACACATGATCTTTCACAAGCCTGCCGGGTCGTCTCCCCCGGTTGGCTCAGGCAGGCTAGTCCCCCCCAGTCTGGCTGGCCTGCCGACCACAGAAAATCCCCCAAAAAAAGGATCGCACGAGATCCGCCGGGGGCCCCTGGCTGCCCGCCGTGTGTGCTGCCCCCGCCCCGCCCGCCGCCGCCACCCCCATTATTACATAAAGTAGTTAGAGGCTTTCATGCACGAACAGAGAAAATCCCTAAAGCAAAGAGAACAGCTTAAGGGTTATACAAATGACCAACTACAAGAAAGACGAAGAGAGAAGAAACGAAAAGGAATGGACTATGACCGATTCTGTAAAGAAGAAGAAAATGAACCCGTCGCCCCAATATGATCCAGCCCTGAGATACGATGATCCCACCATGAAAGAGCTTGGGGACCCGGTTCATCATCCGCCACACTATACATTTGGCAAGATAGAGGTCCTGGATGCAATAGAGGACTGGGGTCTGGACTACCACCGGGGTAATGTGGTCAAGTATATGGTCCGTGCGGGAAAGAAGGACCCGGACAAGATGATCGAGGATCTGAGGAAGGCAAGGTTTTACATTGATCGGTTAATTAAACTTAAACAGGAGAATATAGATGGAATCGATTTCCATTGAGCTGCCGGATGAGGACTTCATTCACCTGGCGATACTGGCACACGAGAGGGAGATGACGTTGAACGATCTTATGAACCAGATAATCCGGGAGAATCTGGAGGAGAACCCTCCTCAAACGATTGACTATATGCGGCTTAATGAACAGTGATCTGGTCAACCTAGTAGCAAAACTTCAAAGGGACCCGGTCTTCTATTTTGCAAACTGTCTGAAAATTCAGGAGTTTGGAACGGGGGAGTTGATTGCCTTCGAGCTGAATGAGGTCCAACGGATTCTACATGCGATGATGCAGAGGCAGATCGACAATGACGAGCATGTGAGGATGCTTGTTTTGAAGGCCCGGAGGTTTGGGATCTCAACGTATGTACAGGGCAGGTTCTTTCATCATGCGGCAATGAACCGGAACAAGGTAGTGCAGATCACTACCCATAGTAAGGCGGCCACGGATGTGATGTTTAATATGGCGAGGACTATGGAGCAGAATCTTCCCAAGGAGATAAAGCCCCAGTTGAAGTACTCGGGAAAGAGGGAGCTGCACTGGGGGAGTGAGGAGGGTGGTTTAAACTCTTTATATAGTCTATCGACGGTAGGGGGTCGTGAGGTCCGGGGGAGTAAGATTGATTTCCTGCACTGTAGTGAGGTTGCGAGCTGGGCGAGGGGTGGTGAGGACTATTTACTGGGGCTTCTGAACTGTGTGGTTCAAGGGTTCAACACGGAGGCAATTATCGAGAGTACGGCCCAGGGGACGGGTGGGGTGTTCCATGATATGTTCTGGGATGCGTATGCGGGGGACAGCGGATGGGAGGCGGTTTTCTTTCCATGGTTTATGTTTAGTCACTACTCCAAGGATTTTAAGACTGATGAGGCCCGTGAGGAGTTCCAGGCGGGGCTGGGGCAGGATGACAGGTATGGTGGTGAGGAGGAGTCGAAGCTACTGGGTGTTTCCTGTGAGTTTGATGTGGGGGGTGAGGAGCCTTTAAGGTTCGAGATCACACTAGAGAATTTACACTGGAGACGGCAGTGTGTGAAGACGCAGTGTCAGAATGACCTGATCAAGTTTCACCAGGAGTTTCCGACAACGGCACGGGAGGCATTTGTTTCAACGGGGAGAGGGGTGTTTCCAAGGGAGCAGTTGAACGAGATGGTTCTGGATAGTGAGAGGCTGTCCCGGGAGAGGCCGAGTCTGGGGTACCATATACCGATTCAGGCGTATAAGGAGGGCAGGGTTGCGGAGAAGTATATAATAGAGGCCCAGGATGATGGTGAGTTACAGGTATGGGAGAAGCCCAATAAGCGCAGGGATTATCGGATCGGGGTTGATGTTAGTGAGGGCCTGGATATAGGAAGGGATACGGACTGGTCTGTGGCGGTGGTTATAGATCCTCATACGTTTGAGGAGGTTGCAATGATGAGGGTCAAGATAGATCCTGATCTGTTGGCCTGGCAGTTGGCGAGTCTGGGTAAGTGGTACAACAATGCACAGTTGTTTGTGGAGAGAAACAACCATGGACTTGTGACTTTAAAGTTTTTGCAGGAGGTTCATCTTTACCCGAACTTATATTCTGAAAAGATCCTGGATGAGCGGTCGAGCAGAACAGCGAGGAAGTTGGGATTTCACACAACGGTAAAGTCTAAACCGTTGATAATAGACTACCTCCGGGAGTTGATCCGGGAGAGAGAGATTAAACTTCATTCGCCAAAGTTACTAGATGAACTACAGACTTTTGTGAATTTACCCGATGGTAAAATGGCTGCTCAACCTGGGTCACACGATGACTGTGTGATGTCGCTGGCTATAGCAACATTTGGTGCAAAGATGTATCCCGCAACGGGACAGATACAAAAGAGAGCGGTCCCTTTTTACAAGAGACCGCTAAAACTCTTTAGCCCTTCTGGACTATGAGTAATGTAATCTCGGCAGACTTCGGGAAGAGACACCTGGAGGAGGACCTACAGCCAATCATGATGGATCTCGTTCAATGTTTTATAGACCACTTCGGAGAGGAACCCGGAAAGCAGTTGGCCCATGGGGTCTGTGCTTCTTTGAACAATTTATCCGAGCAACTAGAAAAGGAACTTAATGGAAGAACAACTCCCGGAGTCGGTTGATATTGTAGAGGCAGAGGTGAAGATGGTTTCGACGGAGTTGGATGATCTGGCGAGTCTGGTTCAGGAGAAGTTCACGGAGGCAAGGACCTATAGAAGGGACCACGAGACACACTGGCAGGAGTCATACGATGCATACCGGGGGAAGTATCCGAGTCATATTAACAAGTCTAATGAACTGGCACATGAGAGAGGAATATTTGTCAACCAGACGAGACGGAAGGTTAATTCTGCTAAGATCAAGATTGGGACTCTTCTGTTTGAGGATGGCAGGATACCTTTCAGTATTACACCTAGTCGGAGGCCGAGATACATTCCTCCTGATCTGGATGCGCCTCCGGGAAGGCCTGACCTGCTTGAGGACGCTATTCTTGCAAGAGCTGAGAACATGGAGGACAGGATTAGGGACATCCTCGATAGAACGGGTTATAACCAGTCGGTTCAACACTCTATACACGAGATGTGTCTCTATGGTACAGGATGTACGAAGGCAATTTCATTGGAGAGGAAAAACTTTCCAGTCTTCCGTTCAGTGGAAACTCCAGAATATATGCTGGAGGTTGAGCAGTCTAAGGAGGAGGAGTTAGTCCCGGCAGTTAATCACGTTTCAATCTGGAATATATTTCCATCACCCGAAGCAGAGAGCCCACAAGATGCAGACTATATCGTTCAAAGGAGTTTCGTCAGTCCTAAGCAACTTAGGGAAATGGCTAAAACTGATGACAGTTTCATACCGGGATCAATTGAGCAGGTGCTTAAAGATAGTCAAGGGGAAAGGGCAGGATACGACGAAAGCCAGCACCCCAGAACCTTCGACGAATCCTCCAGTGTAAGGATCAAGAATGTAGAGATTCTGGAATTCTGGGGGAAGGTTGATGTAAGGGATCTGCAGCCGTACCTGAATATCGATGAGGAGGATATGCAGGAGAATATGGATGTAGTGATGACGGTTATAGGGGACAAGGTTGTCAAGATGGAGGAGAATCCGTTTGATGGTCAGAGTCCGTATCATTTCTGCTACTGGCAGAAGAACCCTGAGAGTATCTGGGGTGATGGTATTTACTATGCTATCCGGGATGTCCAGGCGATTCTGAACTTTTCATATGCGATGATGGTCGAGGGAAAGGCACTTGCAGCGGCTCCGTTGACGGTTATCGATCCTAATGCATTTGAGTCGGGAGAGGATACCGAGCAGATGTATGCGGGTAAGCAGATGAGGGTGAAGCCTGGGATGAGTGTACGGGATGCATTTACGAGTGTTGTGATACCTGATGTCACCAACGGGTTGTTGTCACTAATACAGCAGTTGGAGCGTGAGGCGGATCTGGATAGTGGTCAGACGGCAATAGGCTATGGTGATATGAGCCCGAGTCAGACGAAAACGGCCACGGGTATGTCTATTTTAAATTCCAATGCAAACCGTCAGACTGCCGACGTTGTGAGGTCGGTTAGCGATATGATCACACAGAAGATACAGGCGATATATCGTTGGTTGATGGTCGACTCCCCGGACAATACGATCAAGGGGGACTACGAGGCTATTTCAACGGGATATGAGCAGTATGTTGCA